TGGTTGCATTGTGTTGTTGATTTGGTGGGGGTTGGTGGGGTTAGTCTCTTGCTTCTTGGTAGAACTAACAGAAACAAGGCAAATTTGGCAAATAATCTTTTAGTAAGGTGTTTATACTATTTTTCAATTTTAAGCGAAATTTGGGGCTTATATTGAAAAAGTTAAAAATTAATGCTTTTTATCGGGTATAAAATCTTGGTACTAAAATAATAGTATTTTATATAAAAGTAATAATATTTTGGTACTAATATTTTAGTTTTACCTATATTTGAGTACTAAAATATTATACACTATGGCAAGAGAAATCTTATTCAAAAAATCAAAGGAAAGTGAGTACGAAAAAAGCCCTGTACCTTCCCAAGTTTCTAAAGAAAAAATTAACAAAAGCATTGCAGATTGGTTAATTGCTCACCCGTTAATAAACATTTCTGGTCTTTGCAGATTGGCTGCTATAAACAGGGCAAATTTTGACAAATACTTAAAAATGAAAAAAATACCACAAAAACACGAAACAGCATTAATTAACATATTGAAAAACTATGGCTTTGGTAAATAATTCGGGATTTCCGAATCATTGCCAACATCCCACCCTTTCCCATTCATAGGGTTGCCGTATATTTTTATGTCGTCTGACCAAAAGTGTTTTACTTCTCCACCTTTCATCCGGCAAACCCAGACCGTATTTGTATTTACCCCATAATCTATTAGAAAAATAGCTTCTCCATCTCCTAATGGTGTTTTAACATCTATAGTTGGATTTAATTGATGTATCATTTGCCGTATGTTTGGGTGTAGTATTGTTCTGCGTTAAATGGAATGTCTTTTGTACCTCTTTCATCCCCCGCAACAAACGCATCCTCTATCTGCTGCTGAAACATTTCTTTGGCTTGTTCAATTAAAGTATCGAATCCGCTATGTAAATTAGCCCATTCCTTTAATTTCAAATGCAACCACTCTACTGCTGTCTGTTGTGCCATAGGTTATTTTTTATAGGTTTCGTTTGATTTAATAAATATGTATGTTACAAACATACTCGCAAGCCATAACCATATAATTAAAAATCTATCTTTAGAAGTAGTTGTTTCTTCTTGCAATACAAACATGGTCGCCAATACATAAGCTATTGTTACAAGTATGTAGATAGAGTATTTATTTTTCTGTTGTGCCATAGGTTTATTATTTAGTTTAGTATTCATCTTCTTTTAGCCAAACACAAACATCACCCGTAATGTCGGCTGTTATACCTAACTTGGTCTTGCATCCCTTGCATTTTTTATAAATAAAACCATTTTTGGATTTATTAAGTCTTTCGTAATAATCTTCGTTGGAATGAGGGCATTCACATTTCGGACATTTAAAATCTACATCAGGAATTGTTATAATTCCATTCGGTATTCTAATTGATTGTGCCATAGGTTTATTTAGTTTTTCTCATTGCTGCAACAAATATTCTATTTGCCTTACCCCTTTGTGTATAGATTTTCCTTTTGTGGAATGCAAAGAATGATTTTAATGCAATGAATGATTTGAATAACAGAATGTTCATTTTTCAAGTTTTGTTAAGTCAATTGCCATAGGTTATTTGTTTTGGTTTAGTAATTTATCTCTTAGCCATTTAGCACCATCTCTAAATCTTGCAATTTCTGCTGCATTTACAATTAGTTTATCATTGTCTTTATCCAAATAAGACCTTTCATCTATCTCCTCATCACTTGGTAGTTCTATTGGAATATAGTTTTCTTTTAAAAACTCATCTATTTGATATTCTTCCATTACTCCACTAAACATATCTTTTACCTGTTCTTCTGTGTATAGTTTCATAAGTTATTTAATTATTGGTGCATAATATTTTTCATTAATAATTATTGATTTGTAATATCTATGTGGATAATGAATACCTTCGTTTGTAAAATCAGATTTAAGAAATGGAAATTTATCTTCTTCTCCAAATACAATGAATGAATCCCAAGGAGTTTCTTCAAATTCTACATCATTGATTACAAGTTTAATTTCATTATGTGCCATAACTTAAAATAATTTTCCAGTTTTAAATTGTTCTAATTTATCTAAAGAAAGAAAAACCTGCCTTTCAAAACCTTGCTCTTTAAAAAACAAATATCTTCCATTTTCAATAATATATTCTTTCGGAATTATCCAGGACTCCTTGCGCCGCCTTTTTCGTTCATAAGGTAAATATCCAGACCATACAAGTCCGTATCATCTTTGTAGGCATAATACCCTTTGAAATCTATTTGGTTAAATGTGAACATTACATACCCATCGGCGTATACCTTTATTCTTCCATTGTATATGGATAAGCTAAATTTTTGATTGTTTTTCATTTGCCGTAGGTTTCGTTGTAGTATTGGTCTGCATCCTTGTAAGCAAAAATCGCTGCCTTACCCATATTTAACCCATTATAAAATGCTTCAATTTTTTTTTTGTTAAACCAGTCCCACCAAATCAATTTAAGCAATTGTTTTATTGTAAGCCATTTAAAAGTATTAGCATTTTCTAATAGTTTCATTTTGTCCTCTCGTGAAAACATTGCTGTCTGTTGTGCCATAGGTTTTTATTTATTCGTTTTCTAAAATCCAAGTTAATTTTTCTACCATAAAAGCTGCTTCTGAACGTTTGCCATCCCAATAGCCATGTGAAGAATCTATTTCTTTGTATAAATCACGATATTTCTCAAACGTAGATACCCTATCTTCCATTTCTTTTATCAACTCTTTCAATATTTCTTCTTTCATAGGTTATTTAGTTTTATTGTTATTGCCGTAGGTTTCGTTGTAGTATTGTTCAGGTGAATCATACTTTTGTTTCCAACTGCCATCGGGTAAATCTATACAATGGTCTCCGTTATCAAAAGCTTCCATTATCTGCTGCTCAAACATTTTTTTGGCTTGTTCTTTTATTTCAGGAATACATTTAATTGAATGTATTTTGTTAGAATATACAATTTCTATTTTACCCGATTCAATTTGTTCAATCAACCACTCCACTGCTGTCTGTTGTGCCATGTTATTTCTGTTTTAGTTAAAATAAAGACAATTTATTTTCGTTTTTTAACAAATATTCATCCAGCTTTTTCAATTTAACAAACAACTGCCTTTCAAATCCCTCCTGCTTAAAATGCAAATAACTTCCGCTTGATATGATTACAGAAACAGGCACTAATCTTTCTCCGTAATCATCAATCAACAATACGTTGTCAAATTTGGTGGCGTTTTTTATCAAATGCTCATTAAAGCCATAGCTTAAGTTCTTTTGAAACAAATGCTTTGACCTTATTCTTTTAATTTGCAGGTATCTTTCCTTGTGAAATATTTTTCCAATAGTTCTTGCGTGGCTTTCGGTAGCCAATTTTAATGCTATGGAAGAATATCCGGGTGTTTCTTCAACTATAAAGTAATTGCCTTGCTTGTCTGGTGGAGATGTTTTTGTCATAACCCTCTTTTTTTATGAAACAACTTAAGATATTCCCTTGCCTTTTTTACCTTTGATTCTACTAATTCAATTACACTATCATCAAAATCTATATCGTACTTGATTACCCTTTCATTTACGGGTATATCATCGTATTTTAGTATTCTTTCCAATTTCGCTGCTTCAATTAAATATTCTGGACTTTCCTCCGAAATAACATCTAATCTTTTCAGCAAATAATACTTTTCCGTTTCAACCAAATGGTCTGGCATATTTGATAAGCAATACACCAAAGATGCCTTTCGCCTATTGGTTAACATCATATAACCCTGTAATTGCCACCAATAACCCTTGTCTATCTTTGAATCTACATTTGCAAGAAATGTCCATATATCGTATGAGGATTTGATGTCTATTACCAATTCATCTGTTATGATGTCTGGAGTGCCGCCTATAAATTCGTTTTCCTGCCTAACTTCGTTCTTTTGATATAGCACACCATCGTGTCTGGAAAGCAAAGCAATAGAATCATCTTCTACCAATATGCCTTTTTTCATTGGCTTTGATTGTACTTCTTTTTCCCTGCCATACACAGCTTTTGCATAAACTTCTACAAGCATTGTTTTTGCGGTTTCGGATAAAGCCCCAGCGTTTTTGTCTGCGACACTTTTAGGTTCTGTCATTAATTTACCTAAAGAAGAACATCTTATTTTAACGTTGTCAAACATATTATATTTTTCTGTATTTATTTATCATTTTTATTTTTTCATGATACGCACTTTTCAAATCCGCATCTGACAAGCAAAGCAACTTATATGTCTCTAATTCATCAACAGTTGTGCATTTGCTAATCTGCTCTAAAATCTTTTCTTTGGTAGTTTTCTTTGATTCTTTTTCTACTTGAACTACGGGCAATTCGTTGTTTTCTATTCCCCTGTTTAAATCCTTGCCAAATACTTTGCCTATTTTCTTTGCTGCATTTTTAAAAGCCATAGAAGCGGCTTTTGGAGTAATCAATGTTAATTGCTTTGTGTTGGCAGCATATTCACTTGCTATTCCATAAACAGCACTGTTTTTGCAAAAATTTTGTGGTTCTGTAGCTTTTTTCAAATATGATAATTCAACCGTAACGGTAACAGAAAAGCCCACCTTATCGCTGACTATTTTAGTGTCAACAATACGATAATTCCATTGAAAGAAATAATCCATCAAATCTTCAATCAACTCAATGTCGTTAAACTGATATTCAGTACCTGTTACTTCTGACTTTTTTGTTTTAATCCAATCTTTGTGTTGTGGAGAATTTATTCCAAAACCAATTAAATCGCTTGCATACTCTTGTACATTCATAAAAAAATATTAAAAGTTAAAAAATACACCTTAAAACTTACACCAGATTACTTCAGTCGCTTAACGTTTGTAACCTTTTCATCAACTTTCAAAACACCAAACTTCTTATCTGAATTACCAAATTCTTTCTTTACCCGGCTAACAGTTACCATAACTACCATATAGCCGTAGTTTACTTCAACGGATTCGTTTACTTCCAAATTTTGAAGAACAAATGCCAATGATTTCTTTGCCATAGCGATTTTTTTTGTAAATTTAATTAATTTATTTAATTAAATTAAAATTTTTTTAAACCACCCAAATACCAATTACCTATTTTTATGCCTTTTGTATACCCGTTTCTTTCACTAAAAGACAATGAGTGAGTGCCTGTATCTTTCCAATACAATCCAATGCCAAAAATTCTAAAAAAACCAAATCTGTTAAAATAACAATAATAAAATGCCATAATTTTTAATTTTACCAATTCCGCCACCTGACTATGTTAATTCCGTATGGAGAGGGAGTTTTTACACTCCCATAGGATTTTAACGGTGCTTATATCCCACTCTCCATTTGTAGTCAGGACAGGATTCGAACCTGTATGATACTCCTGTTAGATTAAGAGTGTCTTTCACAATCTAGCGTCTACCAATTCCGCCACCTGACTAACGAGAGTTATTAAGATTTTTGAATAGGTCTTTACTCTCAAATAATCCTACGAGTAGTCAGGACAGGATTCGAACCTATAAAATTTTACGTTCCTATTTATAACTTTGCTATTTACTGCAAAGTGACGCTGCGTCTATACTTTTCCGCCACCTGACTATGGTCGGCTCCGATTTTTTATACAGAACGTTGCCGAAGTAAACTGTTTATTTTAATTCTATTCTTTCTTCATAAGTAACCTTACCTGCTTGTTGTATAGTACTTACATCTCCTTTGGTTGTAAAGTAATGATAATGATAAGCATCATAAAAACGATACATTTTTATTCCGTCTTTTTCAAATAAAAATTCAATCCTAATTTGATTATCCTTTCCCGTTTGCTCAAAAGAAATTGAGTCATTTTTACAGCCAATTAACGATACAAATGTTAATACTAATAAAATCTTTTTCATAATTTATAATTTTTTGATTTTGGTTTAAATATCGCTACAATTTTACCATAAAATCCAAATGCTTCTTTGGCGTCTTTTACGGGCTAGAAAGATATGTTTCCGTTTCTGTAGTTCACTTGAACAACGCATGGGTCTTTGGAACTTGGAAGGAAGATTTGCTCTACCATTTTTTTATTAATTTTAAGTATAAATACCAACTTATCAGAGATTATCCCTGCAAAAACTTCTTTTTTGCTTGATTCACCTTTGACCTATATTCAATAATCAAAGATTTAAGCTCACTGATAGTTGGTTTTGATATTTGTCTTGATATTTCTCTTAAATAATCTACTGTTCCACTTTTTTCCTCATTTAGCTTTTTTTCAAATACTGACAAGTTTCCATTCAGCATACAATTATCGTGTTCGCTTTGCGGTCTGCAGTTCAACTCTAACCACCTTGTAGATAAATTGCTTCTGGATATGAAATGTCCACATTGAATTTGCTTCCAATGGTATTTTTTCCCAGAAGTAAAACATTCTACCATTCCACTTGTGTCAGCGTACTTTATTCTAATGTAAACTGAAAAAACTTGGTCTAAATCAGATACAAGATTTGAAAAACTTTCCCTATCATCACTATCCTCATAATCTTCAATTCTTTTTTGTGTATCTTCAATGGTCGCACAACTTTTACACCTTCCCTTACTAAAAATATAAGTCATATCAAAGCAGGTAATGCAACGCTTTTTCTTACGGATAATTGTGCTGTTCATAGAACAAAAGTAATTAAATTAAGTAAACAAAAAAAATTTTGAAGGGAATTATTTTAATCTATATTTGTTCCTCTTAAAAAATTAAAATTATATGGAAAATTTGACATTGAAGGAAAAAATTGACCGGGCAAAAGACGGCAGAACGCAAACTTGGATTTTGCAAAAAATGAGAGAAAGCGGAGTAAGTATGACCGATTCTGCATTTTCAAGGAAAAAAAACGGGCTGGATAAGTTCCGAGATAACGAAATTAAATTAATTGAAAAAATATTAAAAGTAAAATTATGATTGAAATTCAGCAAAATTGGGCAGTCGTTATTCACGCAAAAGTCTTGTTGGCAAAGGATATTAACCACGCCCAGAAGATATTGCTTGGATTAATAAGCAATTTAACAAACATTGATGATGAATGTTATGCCACAAACGAATATTTTTCATCTATTTTGGGTGTAACCAAGTCCTCTGGTCGTGTGTCAAGATTACTTTCGGATTTAGAAAAAAAAGGGTATTTAAAAACTGAATGTTTTTACAAGGAAAATACCAAAGAAATTGAAAAAAGAATTATCCGAATAACGATGCAATTTAACAAGGGGGGTGTTGTTCAAAATAACAAGGGGGGTATTGTTCAAAAAGACAATAGGGGTATTGTTCAAAAGGACAAGGAGAATAATACTCTACTTAATTCTAATACTCTACGTAATACTAATACTCTACTTAATCAAAAAACAAATAATACACATTTTGTCCAAAAATTCAATTTTGATGATTTGCTTGCGTTCGGAAAAGCCGAAATTGAAAAGCTAAATTTGGACTTTAGCAAGTACGAATATTCGCTGAAAACAAAACTTGAAACTTGGCAAGAAAGCGATTGGAAGGATGGGCATGGGAAACCAATCAAAAACCCAAAATTGAAAATCAAAAACATTATTCCCTACCTCAAACCGATGGAAATTCCAAAACCGCAGCAAAAAAAGTACGAAAATGACCTTCAAAAGGCAAGATTGAACTTTAAACCTGTGTCCGAATACTAAAACATATCGCCAATCAAGAGGAAACAGGGCAAATTTCAATTCAAAATCAAAAACAGTACAATGATACCACCCCTATAAAAATAATCGAAATTTGGGCTTTATTTCAAATAGTTAATTTAATTCTAATATAATGGTAACGATTTTTAAGAACATTTTTAGCAAAGAACCTTTTTACGTTTCAGTTGAAGAAGCATTAAATCGGATAAAATCAGGAAAAAGTGAAAAAACGGTCAACGAAATACGAAATACGATAGACAAGGATAAAGCGAACAAGTTGAAGTTGAACCTTCCTTCCGTTTGTTTTTCGGGTAAATTTGGAAACGATAGGACTGATAACCAATTAATTCAGCATAGCGGCTTTATAGTTTTAGATTTTGATGATGTCTTTGAAATCAGAGAAAAGCAGACCGAAATTATATCCCAAGATTTTGTTTATGCTTGTTGGGTGTCTCCATCTGGAAAAGGGTTAAAGGCACTTGTTAAAATATCTTCACCAAAAAAACACAGGGAACATTTCCAAGCGTTACAAGATGTTTTTCCAGAAATAGACAAGTCTGGAATCAACGTATCAAGGGTATGTTACGAAAGTTTTGACCCGGAGATTTACATAAACGCAGAAGCAAAAGTATTTACAAAAGTAAAAAAGACCGAAAAGCAAGTAACATACGAAAGAACGCAAGAAGATGAGCATATTTTTAAGAAAATATTAACTTGGCTTTCCAATAAAAACGATGCCTTTGTAACAGGGGAGAGAAACAACTTCATTTTCAAACTTGCTTCCGCTTGTTGCAGGTTCGGAATTGAGCAATCAAAAGCGATTAATTTAATTAATTATGAGTTCGTAACCAATTCGGATTTTACAAATAGCGAAGCGGAGAGGGCAATAAAGTCAGCGTACAAAGCAAATAATTCCAATTTTGGAACGGCATTTTTTGACAAGGAAGTTCTTACAGACAAGGTTACCAAAAGTGAAATACCCGTAGATAATACCGTTTATGACGATGGACTGAAATTGAAAGACGTTGTTTATGGAATTGATGTAAAGGAGCAAGCATTGAGGATATATGATGAAGGATATGCACAAATTGGAGGGGTAAGCATACCAGAACTTGATGAAAGGTTTAAGCCAAAAAGGGGAGAAATTACTTTGCTTTCAGGTATCGGGAACTATGGAAAAAGTTCTTTCAAGAAGTGGTATCAAGCTATGAGAATGTTGATGTACGGAGAAAAGTTTGCTTCTTTTGCCCCAGAAGATAATCCACCAGAAGAATACTACCACGATTACGTTGAAATTATACTTGGATGCGATTGCTCACCAAATAATCCAAACAGACCTTCAAGAGAAACTTACGAATATGTATATGACCTTGTTTGTAAGCATATTTTCTACGTTTACCCCAAAGATGTAAGCCCAACTCCTCAATATGTAATGGAGGTGTTTTTGGAACTTATTATCAAGGAAAACATTGATGGTTGCGATATTGACCCTTTCAACCAACTTACAAACGAATATCAAAAGTTTGGCAGAACGGATAAGTACTTGGAATGGGTGCTTTCCGTATTTTCAAGATTTGCCCAAATAAACAATGTGTTCTTTTGGATAATTGCTCACCCAAGACAAATGACCAAAGCTGGAGATGGGAACTATCCCTGCCCAGACGTATTTGACTTGACAGACGGGGCTATGTGGAACAACAAAATGGACAATATTTTGATATATCACAGACCATTTGCACAAACAGACCCTCAGAACCCTACTTGTGAATTTCATAGCAAAAAAATCAGAAGGCAAAAGATTGTAGGTAAAAAAGGATTTTTTATATTTGAAATGCTGTTTAAAAAGAGAAGATTTCTTTTCAATGCTGTTGACCCTATGCAAAAAATTTTACAAGACCAAAAAATTAATTTTAACTTTGAAGATAATCAAGAAACATATAATACACAAACACAAACAAGCGAAAATTTATTTTAGTTATGATGAAAATTGAAAGTATAGCAAAAGTCGGTAAAGATGCTGTGGTAAATCAAGTAAACGGAAAAACAGTTATCAATTTTAATGTCGCTCACAACGAAAGGTACAAAAACAGCGATGGTGATTATGTAGACAAAACAACTTGGATACATTGTGCTTGGTGGACTGAAAAAACAGACCTTGCCAAATACATTAAAAAAGGTTGCACTTGTTACATTGAAGGAAAGCCAGAAACAAAAACATATAAAAAAGATGATGGGGAACTTCAAGCCCAGCTTCATGTAAGAATTTCTGTATTTTCATTAATCACATCTCCAAACGTATCTTCTCCAAATGTCTGATGCAATAAGATTTGAGCAAACACTCAACAGAGAGCAAAGAAGGCACTTTGAACAAAATGCTTTCAAGGTGTATAATCACTTAAAACCAATAAACGAAAACTTTATTCAGTTGGTTTTTACATACATTGATACACCAGAAAAATACAATGAAGTTTACACTATATTTTTAAATTCTTGGATTAAATCTTGTGAATGGTTAAAGAAAAAGTATCCTACAATAACTATTG